TCCGCGCAGCGCCTCTAGATTCATTTTCGAGGGGTCGGGCTGCCCATGTTCGAATGCACTCATGCGGGCATCGGATCCCGAATAGCCCGCCGCCGCGGCAGCTTGAGCGCCTGCGTTGGCGAGATATTTTTTCAGCGTCTGGTAATTGGCCGTATCATTGGGACTGACTTGGAAGCCCAAAGAGTTCATGACACCGGTGATGAGATGGGACGTATCAGCGCCGGGCCCCGTGCCTCCGGTGAGAATGCCCCCGCTCATCGAATCCAAGGCATCCAGCGCTCGGTCGTAGCCATTGATCGCGATAGGCGCTTCGCCGGCCGACTGCGTCAAGGCGTTGTACCGATCCGCGCCGGCCTTGGCGATATCGGCTTGACCCAGCGCTGGGCCGGTGGCGACCCCGCCCATTTGCGCGCCGCGTGCGGCAAATTGACCCTTGGTCATCATGGAAGGGGTGCCGGTCGCGGGATTGAAATAGGGCACCGGCGTAGCCGCCTCTCCGGGCGTCATGGAGTTCTGGATCGTGCCGGCGACCCGAGGCGTACCCGTTACGGGATTGGTGGCTACGATATTCGTCTGGCCGCCGGTGTTGACCGTCGACACCGTGGGCAACGAATATTTCTGTTGGATTTCGGGCGGCAGGTTGGCCAGCATGCCCGTCAAGTGATTGCGTAGCGCCGCCGGGTTACCGATGTCCGGGGAGATTTGCTGCACGGCTCCCGCATAAGTATTCGCATCGATCACCCCGTTTTTCAGCATGCCAGACAGCGTATTCAGGTAATCCGTGCCGCTGGCGTTCGGATTGCTCAGCAGATTGACGCCGGCCTGCGCCACCGCTTCCGCGCGCTTTTTGGCAAGCGCCTGGGCGTTGGTCTGGTAGGTGAGCTGCGAATTGGCCAGGTCTTGAGAATTTTTCAGATACGTGGGCAAGTTGTAGGCGCCAGGCCCCTGCGCCATGATCGATGCGAACCTGTTCTGGTCGAGTTTGCCAGTCGCGGGATCGATGGCCTGCTTGTAGGCCTGGGATGCCGCGATATTTGCGTTGATCTGTTGGTTAAGCGCTGCCCCCTGAAGCATATTGTTGCGCACAGCCGCGACCTGGAGCAGATTTTGCAATGGGTTCAGTTGCGTGACGCCGCGCCCCGCGTTCAGAGGAATAGAAGGATCAAGAGCCATTGTCACACGTCCTATTGTTTAATTCCGTACAAGGTGACGCCATTGCCGCTACCGCTATTGGAATTGTTTCCCAACATCGAATACAGCAGCGCATTATTTCCAATGCCGTTGAGCGCGCCCGTCAGTGCATTGGCGCTGCCCACGGTACCAGAGGCTTGCGCGTTCGCCCCGGAGGTCAAATAGTTGCCCTGGTTTGCCGCGGACTGCATGCCGTAGGCGCCAGTCTGGGTCGCCGAACTTTGGCCAATGCCGAGTAGGCTCAGCAGGCGATTGACATTGTTCGCTGCGGCGTTGTAGTTGGTCTGGTATTGCGTGAGCGCGTTGTTGTACTGGTTCTGGTAGGTGTTGTCGGCCAGTCCCGAGGCGAACGTCTCCGCGCCCTTCAGTTGTGCACCAGACAGCCCCAGGCCGCGCGAGGCCGCGCTATTATTCACGGCTCGCATGCCTTGCGCGTAATTCCACTCGTAGCCTGGCGTCTTGGTCAGATCGCCGGGATTGAAACTGAACGTTTGGTTCAGGATATTGTTCGGATCTTTCGTGAGATTGCTGAGGATGTCGCTGTACGAGGAATTTTGCTGTTGCTGCAGTTGCGCCTGCACCGCCGCATCCAAACCGGCCGTGTCGACGGACGTGCCGGATTGCGAGGACGAACCTTGTGGGTAATACCAGTCCGTGTAGGACATGTCGGCATCGCCGCCCGTCGACCGCGTGTAACGCCAACCATACTGGCCCGTTGCCGGGTTCATGGTATAGGTCGCGTTTGGGTCGCGCGAAATCAGTTGTGAAATCTGGCTCGGAATCTGCGACATTGACACCGGCGTACTGCTATTCGAGGTGTATTGCGGCAGCAATTGCTGGTAGATCTGATCGTAGGTAAGCTGTGGCGTCGAAGGCGTATTGACGTTGTAGCCCATCGCCTGCAAAAGCGGGTTGATCGCCGCGGTGCCCAGATTTCGATAGGGCTCGAGGTCGCTGCGCACCTGGTCGAATTCGTCCTTCTGCATCTGCGCCGCTTTGTTTGCGGCATCGGCCTGAGTATCGGCGGCCGACGACGCCGCATCCGAACTCATCATGCCACCAAGTAGGGAGGTGGCACCTCCAATCACGGCAGCAATAGGATCATCGGCGCGGAAGATGCGCGCTCGGCGCAGGTCGCCGCCCAGGGGATTGCCCAGCGGATCGCCCTTGACGGCGTATCGAGAAGGCTTATACATAATTCGGTTTCTCGCAACGTAAGTGGATCACGCCATCGGCGCGCCCGATTTCCTGAAAGCCAAGCCGCTGACAAAATCGCAGGCCTGCCGCATTGTCGACGGCCACCGCCGTTTTCAGCGGTCGAGGCATTCTTTCCATGACTTCCCTCAAGTGGCGCCGCATCGCAGAGCCTGGTGCGCGCACATATCCCACATGCAGCTCATGCCCTTGAATAAGTACCCCTCCGATTAACTCATCATTTCGCGTGAGCGGCACGACATCCCAACCCTGAAATGCGGCCTCGAAAGCCGCAAATGTGTATCCAGCGGGCAGCCGAGGCCGCACCGAATCAAAGATGCGGTGGAGGGTCTTTTTCCGGCTCAATTTGTTGCGAACACCACATCAGGCGCATCCATGTAAGTGAAGCGCAATTGGTCGCCAGTAGCCAGAAAGAAGCATCCATAGAATGCTCCAGTCGAATACCATGTCGCTCCCGAATCTCGAGAGAATTCCAGATTACTGATGCCACCCCCTGAGATGAACACCACGCCGCGCGAGGCGGCCGTATATACAAATGGAGAAGCCCCCACCATCACCGGAACTGCGGGCGTCACATTGCTATCTGGTCCGGGAGGGCCTTGCGGACCTTGTTGAAGGACAAAATCCAGCACCTGAGAAGGGCTCGTGCCGTGAATCGATACGGCCGGGGCGCTCCCACTTGTGACCGAGCCGATGGACAGCACATTGGCTGGCCCGGGCGGCCCCACCAGTCCCTGGCCCTGCGTGCCGCCGGTGCGATCGAACAACCCCATGAAGAAGCGCCACCACGCCTCGCTCATGTGCCCATTGACCATCAATGGCACTTGCGGAGGCGGGATGTTGCCTTTCAGGTTCTGCGTCATTGCGGCACCGAATTGACCTGCACGAATGCGCCATTGAGCGCCGTCTTGTTCGTAGTCGACCACGACAGCTCGAAGACGCGATCTCGCGCATAGCCCAGGCGCTGAAACTGGATGGAGCGCAGATATTGGCCCTTGGCGCCCATTCCGGCCTGGATGGCGTTGCCCCAGCTCGCGCCGCGCGTGTCGCTCCAACGTAATGACAACTGTGGGTCGTCGTCCGTATCGGCCTGGCCTACTTGCATGTCGGCAATGAGTTGCCGGTACATGATCCGATTTCCCTCGCCGACCAAATGCGGGAAGGAGCGCAGCCGCACGATGGGCGCGCCGTTGTCGGTCGTAGTAGTGGGATCCAAGGCATAGAGATTGCCGTTTCCTCTGTCTCCCACGAGCCACTGGTTTTGCCAGAAAGCGAAGCACGCGCCGCGGTGCTGGTGAAACTGCCCTTGCGCGTCCATCCAGAGCCATTCATGCCATTGGTTCGTGGAGAGGTCGAACACCCACGTCTTATCTGCGGTCGGGAAGGTCAGCACGTAGAAGAAGTGACCGCCTAGCTGATAGGTGTAGCCGGTGGCGTCATCAATGCGTGAATAGCCTTGGAAAGCGTGCTCCATAGCATGTGTGGAGATCCGCAGCCCATTGAAATCCGACGTGCGCATGACCACGGCATGGCCCTGCGGATCCTGAGCGAGCCAGTAAACCGCGCCGTCCATCGTGGCCGCCGACGCCTTGGCCGCGATTCCGTGCTGGATGAACGCGCCCGGCATGCGCCCGAATGTGAAATCCTGATTGCCTGCGTCGTACCAGATTTCCGTGGTCTGCTCGCCCAGCAGGTAGACATACCGATTGGCTACGATCAAGGTCGACAGCAGATCAGGCGCCCCAGTCTTCGAGGCGAAATCCAGGGGGTCCCACGTCACGGCGAAAGGCCCCGAGCAGTACCATTGGTTCGTGCCCGGGCGGTTCAGCACCAGGAAGCCGTCGACGAAATCGACGCGATCCCCGCCGTAGAATGCATCATCCACAATCTGCGCGAAGCCGTTGGAAGCGAGGTCGATGGTGTAGCCATTGGCCGTGCCATCTACCAGCACAATGGTCTGCGTGTTGTCGGCCATCGACACGGGGCCTGCGGAGGTGCCAATGGTGCCCACTGGCGTAAACCCCCAGGCCCAGGTGACCTGGTAGACCGTACTGCCGATGACGGCGTAGAGCGCGCCGTTGCTGGCCGGATAGAGGCATCGATAGACGCCAGTGGGTGCCGTCCCAAGCAGACGCAGGCCTGCGGTCGGGTAATGCGTGGTGGGAAAAGGCGAATCGGAGGGGTTGTTCTCGGGATACAGGTTCACGCAGCGCTGGCAGTCGGCGATGAGGCTGCGCGCCTCATAGGCGCCCGAGGTCAGCGCGACTTTCATTGATTCTGATCCGCATAGACGTTGTAGCGGCCGTTGCCGAGCAGATCCGCCGGCATGCGCAGCAACGGGATCTGCGCATTGATGTTGCGGACAGTGTTCAACGCCGCCTTGGCGAGCGCCACGACCGCCGCGTTGGGCGGCAGCCCATACGCCGGAAAGAGCCGTACCGCCAGGTTGTACATCAGCGCTTCCTGATACTCATCGGGCATGTTGATTTCGTCGGAGGGCGTCGCAAATTTCTGCAACGTCTCCATGACCGTGATGTGGATCGAATACAGGCTTGTCGGGATCGGCCAGATAAAGAGGTTGCCCAGCGGATAGGCCGAGTCGTAGAAGGCATAGCGCGGAAACGACTGCATACCCTTGATCGGGATCTTGTCGTAGTCCTCGCGGGACTTGAGGATCTCAAGCGGATAATCGACCTGATAGGGCGTGGCGATGGCTTGGCGCATATACGCATACTCAAGCTTCGCCGGGCGCGTAATATCCACGTCGCCGCCCGGGCCCACGGTGTAGGACTGTGCACCGGTAGCCGCGAACGATGTCTCCACCAGGTGATAGACCATGTAGCGCTTGCGCTGCCATTGCGCCATCATCATGTTCAGCAGCGTGAAAGAGTCGGCCATGTCCTCGGCGCTGGCCGGCTGGCCGACGCCCAGGACGCTCGCCTGTTTAAGCGCCAGCAGGATCAGATCGTTTGGTGTCATGTTTCGGGCGTCCGCGGCGCTTGGGCGGCTCTTTTTCCGCGGCGGCAGGCTCTTGGCTCGCGTCGTGGATCAATATGCGGCCCGCATCGGTGTCTACCCATTTCGGGTACTCTTGATGCACATAGGGAGGGGCTTTGTAGGGCATGCAAAAAGGGGGAGGGTTGCCCCTCCCTCGCTCCAGTTAGAGAACGTCGGCCACGCCCACGCCCCATTCGCCGCGGACAGTCGCCCATCCGTAGAGAATGTCCAAGCGGGTGATGAAATCGTCGTTCACCACGTCATACGCACTGATCATGCGCATCGAAACGCCGTCGAAGTTCTCGCGGGCGGCCTCCACGACGCCCCGGCGTGGCAGTTCCAGATCGGCTGTCGCAAGCGTGAGCGCCTCCGGACGGAAGGCCACATTCTTGCGGAAGGTGACCCCTGCGCCCCCAACCAGCGTAATAGCAGCCGCGTTCGCGGGCGATGCCGTCACGGTCTGGTACTGCACCGCGGCGCCACCCGATCCCGCCGGCACCAGGGGCGGGTAGATCGGAACGGAGGTGGCGCCGGCCGCCACATCCGCGGTCACCACGAACTGGGCGAGCTCGCCCGTATCCTTCTTCGTGACCCGATTGACCGCGTTCACACCCTCGAAGGTGATGATGTCGCCCTTCTTGAACGTGCCCGTGATGGCCATGACCGTGATGCTGGTGCCGGTCTGGTTCGCGCCATTCACGCCGCCCGCGGAGTAGGTACCGTTGGTATGCTTGATCGTCGTCTGATCCATGAACCAGTCAAAGCCCAGGGTGTCGCGGGCCATTTCACCCGAGGCGTACTGGCCGGAGATCTTCACCTGCGGATTGAACAGGCCCGTGAGACCGGCCACGGTGCGCGCCTGGGTGAGCGGATCGAGCATGATCTTGCGGCGCTCGCGCGGGGCCGACATGTTGTCCAGCTTGGCGCCGGCCAGCAGCCACGTGGAGGCGTCCGGCGTGGCGATGCCCGAAGAATCCTTGTAGACCAGATTGGAGAAGCCTTCCGTTCCTTGTGCGAGATTGGAGGCTACGCCACCGGCCAGGACGTTCACGGCGGGCGCAAGGATGCGTTCGCTGAAGTCATCCAGGCTCAGCGCCAGGTCGGCGGACGAAAACGACATGTCCACGCCTTGCTGGGTAGCGACGGTCAGGGGCACTTCCTGCTCGTTCGTGCCCTGGACGGAGGCGACCTTGCCGGTACGTACCGTGTAGTCGTTGGGCAGCCGGATGCGCAGGGTATCGCCGATCTTCGCGCCCGTTTTCGCAAACTGGCTGTCGTACTGCTTGTCGACGTTGCGCAGCAGCGCGTTTGTGTTGGTGAAAAGTCGGATCGCCTCGCGGGTGATCATGTTGATGGTAAGAAGAGAATTTGCCATGCTAGAGCCTCATTACTTGGATTTGAAAAGGGTTTCGTTGCGCCAGCGCATCCATTCCTCGGTCGACATCTTTTCCGGGTCTTTCTCGACTCGGGAAGATCCATCGACAGGCGTGATGGGCGCCGGCGCACTCGACACAGAGGTCGGCGCGGGCTTGCCCAGCTTGTCAGCCATGCGAGCGAGTTCCGCGGCCATCTTGAGCGGCGGCAACGACATGACGCGGGAAGCTTCGTCGGGGTTTTTCCCCAAGGCATACAGCACCTTGTGTCCGTCCGGGAGGTCGGTAGCGACCTCCAGAAATTCGGGCGTCAACCCCCCCAGCATGCCGAACGTGCGTAGGGTGTCGTCGAAGTCCTTGAACTCCGTCTTGCCCTTCGTGTAGGCGGTATTGCAGGCCTCGTCAAACTTGGCTTGCTTGAGCTGGGTCTGCGCAATCTGGCTAGCGCGCGCCTCGATTTGCTCCTGGGTGAGGGGCTTTTCGGGGATTGTTTCGGCAGGCTGCGCGATCTGCGCTTCCAGCGCCTCGCGTTTGCGGCGCTCTTCGTGCTTCTCCCGGGTCAGTTGGTCAATCCGGCGTTGCACCCATGCAGGCGTTTCCTGTTTTTCAGGATCGGCTGCTGAGGCGGTTTCCGGTTGTGCCGTCTGGCTGTCGGGGTTGGCATTGTCCGTGCCCTGCTCGGACTCAACAGTTACGGGCGTCTGCGTCGCTTCGGTCGAAACCGTGGAGGACTCATCCACAATTTGGCTATCAGGCATGATTTCTCAAGGATTGGGCATCGCCATGGCGGGCGAAGGCGCTTGCGCGTTTTGCGCGGGCAAAGAAAAACCCGCCGTAGCGGGTTCAGGAATCGGTGCGTCTTGGGCGCCGGGCGGCGCGCCGGTGGGTAATGGTGTATTCAGGGCCTGCATCAGCAGTTGCGCGGTCAGCGCCGCGATGGCTTGCGGATCGGGTGGCGTGACCTTCAGCCGATCGGTTTCAGCCTTGTAGCTGTCGATCTGGAGCTTTTGTTGCTGGATGCTGCTGTCGTACTTGGCGCGGTCCAGTTGCTGGGACATTTGCTGCAAGGCTTGCCCCATCTGCTGCATCTGCTGCTGCATCTGCTGCATTTCGGGCGGCGGCGCATCACCCTTGATGGCAGCAGGTACCATGCGCTCAAGGCGCTCGGCCAGTTCGTCGGCCATCGGAAAGTCCGCGGCTTTCATGATGAGGTCGCCGGCCACCTTCATGATTTCGGGGTTCTGACTGGCGATCTGCGTGAGCGCGTTGAACGCTTCCTCGCGGCGCGTCTGGTACGCCGGGCCGATATCGGCCACCACGTCATATTCGCCTACGCTGGGGTTGAACGCGATCTGAATTTCGTTGGTCATCGCCTCGCGCTGCTGCGTCACTGCGGCCTGGGCTTGCGGATCGACCGTAACGGTGCTTTCCGAGCCATCCTTGCCGAGAATGCGGATCACGCGGCGCGTGTCGTAGATTTTGGGAATCAGGTCAATCAGGATCTTGCCGGTGAAGCGGATGGCGCGGCTCAGATTGTCGATGTAGTGATACGTGGCCCGATCGCCCTGGCGCTGGCGCTGATTGATGGCCACGCCCGAGGTTTCGTTGCTCGGCGCGCCCATGGCGGCGTCGTACTGGCCCGACACCATCCGCATTTCTTCCGCAGCATTCTGCATCATGGTCAGGTACGCAGGAGCGGCCGTGGGCGGCTGCTGGCGTTGGGGCGCCGCAATCTGCTGCCCAGCATCGTCCAGGCCGTTATAGGGCAGGTAGGCGTGCGTCTCGGTATTGGCCGTGGCCCAATAGTTCTCGAAGCCCTGCACAGCCTCGACCGAGGCGATGTAGGGCTGTTTGCCTTGTAGTGCGATAAATTCCACGCAGGCCGACGAACCATAGTTGTACATGCGCTGCGGATCCTTCAACGCCCGCACGTGGCCCTTGCGGTCGACCTTACCCTCGATGATGACCTCTTCGCCGATCACGCGCACGATGGGCACGTATTTGCCGGGCCATTCGCGCCGGTCGATGACTTCGCTGCCCGCGATCAGGCACCACTTCACGGTCGGCGTCTGAAGTGCGCGACGCGGAATGCTCTTGTCGGCCAGCACGGCTTTCGCCGTCTCGGTATCCAGTTCCGAGGCGCGCACCAGGCGCGGGCCGTCCTCGGCCCGCATGGCGATCAGCGTGTCCGAGCGCATTTCCACGTAGTAGTACTCGCAGACGCGCACATGGTCCTTGTCGCACCAAGCGTCGCCGTTACCCAGCGCCGCGGTCGTGGTGATATTCTCGTGGCCCGGATACTTCGTGTTGAATTCGTCCGTGGTCAGATCGTCGAAAATGAAGCCGAATTTCGCGTCCGAGCCGTCCGCTTCCTTGATGTCGGGATCCAGGTAGACCGACAGCGGATCCTTGATGCGGCGCACGAAGATTTCCTGGTCGAAGCTGTGGGCGTTGGCGTAGTCGGTGATAACGCGCCAGTAGCCGATGCCGCCGAACACCTGAAACTCGGTGCCGGTGTCGTAGGCGGCTTGGGCGTTCGACGCGTACTCGATGTGCCGGATGATGCCTTCGTAGATCTGCGCCGCATCATACGTGGCCTGGGTCGACACCGGATGCACGACCACGCCGGGCTTGTTCTGCTTGGCATCGTTGATGATCTGTAGGCAGTGCTGGCGCGTCTTGTTGATCGTCAGGCACGGGCGGCGGTCGATTTCGCGCGTGCGGCGCAGCGCATCGGGCCACTGGTATTGATTGTCCGGATCCCCGTTGCCGAATTTCAGATCGTCCTCGAATAATTCGCGGGCGCGGCTCTCCCAGTCCTCGCAACGCTTGAACCGATCCTTGGCGGTGCGGATCAGCTTTTCGTCGGGGGCTTCTTTCTTCGCGGCCATCAGTTCATCCAGCCTTGCGCGCCGACGAAGGGGCGCGGCTTGGGTTTCGGGGCGGGGGCTTTTCGTTCCCTGACGATGCCGGGGAAAAGCTCAGTGAGCGCCCAAATCAACGAATCGGCCCGGTTGGGGCTTCTTTCGCCGAGATAGCCCGCAGTAGAGAAGGCCGTCAACTCGTCTTCGAGCTCCATAAAATCGCCCACGTGACGCACCTTTCCGGCCTCATATAGCGCACTGATCGGCTCTGCTCGCACCGCTTTGCCGCGTGTGGCTGTCACGGATTTATAGGGTGTGCGCGGCCTGGCCGTCTGTATCGTGTGCTGCACCATCGCCCCTCCGTAATTAATCTCGCCCACCACCACATCGGCTGCGTGCCGATCAAAGGCACTCGTTGCCACCCTTGACCATGTAGCGGGCCCCGCTTTGACTGTGCAGTCTTCCAGCAAATACGCATTGCCATCTGTGCCAAGCCCTACCACACATATACCGATGGCGTCGTTGTCGGCATTGTCAACATCACCAGACCCGGAAGGGTCGACCGACACCACCACGCGCACGAAATCCGGCACGACGCCATCAAGCACGCGCCATTTGTCGATGTCTTCCTCGTGGAAAAGCTGATTGGGGGTTGCGTCTGCGAACTCGCCCTTGAGAAATCGTTTTTGCAATCTGGCGCCCAAGCTCTTGAGCGTATCCAGGTAGCCAGATGGCAGATTTTCGAGGTTGTCTTGGGGGTTGATCTGCATGCACGCATAATCTTCTGGGAGTGCCACCGGCTTCTTGGTGTCTGGGTCGCGCTTTTCGACGAACAGCCGGTATGTCCAATGGCTCTTCGGCGGCGGGTTGCAGTCAAAGAGCATGCGCGGCTTCAGCACCTTGGGCGTGATCCCTTCGACTGCCTGCATAACATGCTGCGCCAAGCGGGTAATTGCTATGCCTACGCTTCCCCAGGGAATCTGACTGCATTCGTTCAGGTAGATGGTGACAAATTCCATGCCCAGGATTTTCTCGGTGCGTTCCTTGTCGTCCAGGCCGCCGAACCATATTTCGGATCCATTTGGCAGCGTGGCAAACCAATCCGTTTTGCTCAATTCGTAGGGCACGCCAGGGAAACACAGGCTCATGACCTTCGGAAACGTGTCGAAGATGATGGATGCCTTGATGGCATTGAAACGAAACCGCAAAATAGCGTGACGTGAGCCTGGCGCCTTGATCGCCCGCGTGCAGACCGTGCGCACCAGCAAAAATGTCTTGCCCGAGCGCGAGCCGCCGAACAGCATGATGTATGTGGCAAGACTCGACAGAATGCCTCGCGCCTCTTGCTGCTTGGCCGTGAATTTCACAGATCCTCATCGAGCGGAGACATAACCACGCGCATCTCTCCGGAATGCTCGACCTCCTGCTTGTCGCGCCAGTTCTTCGGGTCGCGGTTCTTCAGCCAGAAAATCGCGGCCGCGGTGTCCGGCGGATAGTGCTTGCGCATGGGCGTCTTCACCAGGCGCGTGCCGACGACGCGGATGTCGGTCTCATCGTGCTCGTAGCCCATCGCGCGGCGGTAAAGGCTCTGCTCCACTTTCCGGTCGGCTTCGGCCTTCGGGACTTTTAGGGCCTCCGAAAACTCTTTATGCTCGACCTTCCAGAGGCTGACCGTCGACACCGACACCTCGAAGAAATCAGCCAGCTGCGCATCGGTGGCGCCGAGCCGGCACAGCTTGGCTGCTTGCTCGGCATACTCGGGCTTGTACTTGCTCGGACGACCTGTTTTTGCCATTACAGCTTGTCCGCCACCCGCTCGAAGGCGCGCTCGATCTCGTGCCAGATATGCGCCGGGATGGCGGGGATCTTGTCCAGTTCCTGGCGCATCGCGGCAATGAACGGGTGCGGTTCGTCGGACGCCTCGGCCTGGTCGTCGGCCGGTGCTGCATCGGGCGCCGGATCAGCCGCGGCTGGCTGCGCGGTATCGGCGTCCAGCGCAGCGGCGACGGCCGGAGCGGCGTCAGGCGTCCCGGTTGCGCCGGTGGCGACCGCGGCAGCGACTTCGCCGGGATCGGCCGGCGCGGCAGCTGCGGTGGCGTCGGCTACGGGTTCGGTGGTGGGGGTTTCGTCGGGCATGAGAGCGATCCAAGAAAAACGGCCCCGGAGCTTTCGCTCAACGGGGCCGGGAGGGATTGCCAAGGCAGCAGGGAGGGAGACAGGGCACCGAGCCCCAAAGCAAAAGCCCCACGCTTTCACATGGGGCTTCATTTGCATCGGACGCGCGCCGACCGCCTAAGGGCTCGTAATCATGCCAAATGGCAGAGAGTCAGATTGTCAGCGCAATTATAACGGCATTTGAATGCGATGCGCATCCCCTTAAACAGTT